GGAGCGGGGCCAGCAGACGGAAATCTACTTCCGCGCGTGGGGCCTGACGACTCGTGGCCGGCGTGACACGGGTGACAGCAGCTACGTGCCCCAGATGGACGCCGTACCGGGTGGCGCGGGATCTAACCGTTCTCACCCGAGCAACGTGTCGGACGTTCTGCTGCGATTCGTCGACGTCGATCGGGTGATGCTCAAGGTACCGAATGGACCACGGCGCTTGACCTGGTGGGCGTTTGTCGAGTGCGTCTCGACCCGGCATAGTCACCGGGCGATTTTCCGCGACGGATCTTTCGGCGAGTGGACGCAAGGCCCGCAACCGAGGGAACTGGCGCCGCTTATCGAGGGGTACGAGGAAGACATCCGCCAGGTGTGGGAGTGGGACTTCGATCGGTACCCGGCGCTCCTGGGGGAGGCTCAGTATTGGCTCGACTGGAACATCAAGCGCGAGAAGCATCTGGCCCGAAGTTTGGTTGACGTCGGAAAATTTGTCGCCGAGGAACTAGGACTGTGAAACCTTTTCGTGTTTTGATGCGTCTCTTGAGTTACCATCGCCGTAGGCGCGCCCGAATATCCGGGTTTGCGACTATGGCGATTGTCGTTTTAGCCCCCGTAAATGCTTCTCCAAGGCTATGGTCTTTCAGCTAGGATGGCGGGACCAGCGGGGTCCAAAGCGATTGTTGCTTTTGGGCGGTGATCTTTGGCGACCCGGATCAAATATCTCCAAGCTACCGGTCGGAGCCGGTGACCCGTCCAGAAGCTACTTGCAATTTGGCGTTAATTGAGCGCATGGGTTTTTCACCTCGGATTTTGCCCACTCGACGCTCTAAGGTTCTTTAAGCATCGGGACCTGCGCCATTCATCGTATATCTCATTGAGGCCGGCTATTAGATCGGCAAGCATGGCAAGCATCGCCCTGGCTCCCCTCAGAGTCGGGGCATTTTTTAACCGGTTTATGACGCTCGATCAAATTGCCTCGTTTGCATCACTGGTGGCGGTGGTTGCAACCGCGATCGGAGGATATGCGGTTCATCACTACCGAACTGGCCAGCAGGACGCGAACATTCGGGACATCAAAGCGGCTCACGACTCCGAAGTCAGGGAGCTGCGGGCCCGGATGGACCGAATGGAGAGTGAGCGCAACTCTCAGTACAACGCGATCATGAAGGCGCTTAACGATTTGAATGACCACTTGGGAAACCGCCTAACGGCGATTGAAACGACACTTAAAGTACAGAAGGAGAAAGAATGAACTACAAACCGATTTTGGCTGGCGCGCTGACCGGGCTCGCTGCGGCTGTTAAGACCGACCTCGACGCGTGGAAGAAAGCGCCTGCCGATTCTAAGTTTGACTGGACCCTTGCATTGAAGCGCTGGCTTGCTGGAGCGGTTACCGGGGCGATCGCCGGCGCGGGGCTCGGCTCGGTCTCAATCTGATTTTTTTGATTTAAGGAGGAATTTTACAAATGGCAACTCGCGGTGGGGCGCGGCCAGGAGCTGGTCGGCCGAAAACCCGAAACGTGAACGCAAGCGCAGTCAGAGCCGCGGAAAAGAAGATTCGCGATCGACTGCCTCAGCTGATTGAAAACCTTTTGATTCTTGCGGACGGCGTGACTGTGCAGGAATATGACGAAAAACTTGGCGGCAATATTGTCTATACCAAGCCTCCTTGCCGCCAGACCAACGAGTATTTGGTCAACCGGATCCTCGGCAAGCCGACCGAAAAGGTTGAAAGCGAAAATAGCGGCGGCATGACCGTTCGCGTTGTTTATGGAACTGACGGTAACGCTGCCCCAATTTCACCCGGCTCAGACCGAGATTTGGCAGAGCCGGAAGCGATATAACGTACTTTGTTGCGGTCGTCGGTGGGGCAAAACGTTTTTTGTCACCCGATTGTGTTGCGAGACGGCGCTTAATGGCGACCCGGTTGGCTACTTCGCTCCGACGTATAAGCTACTTCGCGAAGTCTTCGAAGAGTGCAAGAAGCGGTTAAGCCCGATCATTGTCTCGGCAAACCTGAGCGACAAGGTGATCCGCCTGGCGACGGGCGGCGTGATCGACTTTTGGACGCTGGATGATCCCGACGCGGGCCGGTCTCGCAAGTATAAGCGGGTCATCATCGACGAAGCGGGAATGGTCAAGGATCTTGGCCAGACCTACAACTCGGCAATCAGGCCGACGCTTACCGACCTGATCGGTGACTTGTGGCTTTGCGGGACACCGAAGGGTAAGGGCTGGTTTCACTCGGCGTTTACCAAGGGTCAGGATCCGTCGCAAGCCAACTGGGCGAGCTGGCAAAAGCCGACTCGGACCAATCCGTACATTTCCAAGGATGAGATCGAGGAAGCGCGACTTGACCCGCTGATGGTCGAGCGCCTATTCCAGCAGGAGTACGAAGCGGTCTTCCTGGATGATGCTGGCGGCGTCTTTCTTGGCGTTGATCGGATTGTCCAGGCGGCTCGTAAGACGACCGGGAAAGCAGGCTCGATCGGCATCGACCTTGCCAAGACCGAAGACTTCACCGTTTTGGTCGCGCTGGATGATGAGGGCGATCAGATTGACTTTGATCGGTTTAACCGCATTGACTGGGACCGCCAGATCCAGCGTATTTGCGACTTCATTAAGCGTCACCCCGGGTTTGTGGTCTACATGGACTCGACCGGCGTCGGTGATCCGATTTACGAGGCCGTTCGCAAGGCGCTGCCACAGTTTCAGATCTACGGTTACAAGCTGACCCATCAGTCTAAGTCGGATCTGATCAATAGCCTTGCGATGCAGACCGAGCGGCAAGCGATCTCGATCTGGGATGAGCCGATGATCATCTCGGAGATGAAATCTTACGAGTACACGTTCAACGCGCGGACTCGTAACGTGACCACCAACGCTCCGGAAGGGATGCACGACGACATTGTGATTGCGCTCGGTCTTGCCGCGTGGCCGATTCGAGAGCGCCAACCAACCGTTTTCACCTGGAATACCGCCAACTGGATATGACCCCGATTCTTCTCTTTCAATACTGCGTGGCCTTGGCGGGTGGCGCGGTGTTCTTCGGCGTTTCGGCGCTGATTATCTGGGTGGGATTCCTCTACGTTCGCGGACTGATCCTGAGTCGTAAATGAGTATCTACAACACTTTGCGACGCGGGTTGACGGGCGAACCGAGCCTGGGCACCAGGTACGGCGCGGCTCGGTTTGGCCTTAATGGCTGGACTCCGAACTCGCGCAAGAACTTTGCCGAGCGCGCGGGCAAGGTCTACGACAACGCGGTGGTTCTGCCGGCGATTCATAAGGTCGCGCGGATGATGAGTCAGGCGCAGTTGATCGTCCAGGAAAACAAGGGCGGCGAGTGGGTCAAGGCAGCGAACTCGCCGGCAGTTACCCGCGTTTTGGATGTACTTCGGCGGCCTAACGATTACTATTCGTGGACCGAAGCGATTTTTGGCAACTGCCTTTCGTGGAACATCCGCGGCCAGTCATTCATGATCAAGCGCCGGTCGGTGGGTGGCGACATGCTTGGCTTTTACTGGGTGCCTCACACCCAGATGGCTCCAGCGAGTGACGGCGACGATTCCGGCACGAAGCTGATCACGCACTACGAGTACCGTCCGTACGGTCAAACATCGCAGGTCGTGCCGGTTGAAAACGTGATCATGCTCCGGCATGGCATTGACCCGGAAGACACCCGCTGCGGACTTTCGCCCCTTGGCGCCGCTCTTCGCGACGTCTGCACCGAAAACGAAGCTGCGAGCTGGCTGGATTCAATCCTCGAGCGCGGGGCGACCCCTGGCTACTTGTTGACGGTTAAGCCGAGCAAGGACGTGCCGATGCCGAGCGAAGAGCAGATGAACCGTGCCAATGAGTACATCAAGAGCTTTGTCGGGGATAAGCGCGGCGAGTCGGGGTTCATTCCGCTGCCGATCGATCTGATTTCGCCGTCGTGGTCACCGAACCAGATGGAAATTGGCAAGGTTCGCGACATTCCGGTGTCACGCATCTGCGCGGCGATCGGCGGCGATCCGATGGTATTCGGATTCCCGTCGGAGTCTAAAACCTACAGCAACTATTCGGAAGCTGAGGACGCTTTTGGTAAGGGCACAATCTTGCCAACATGCTCAGCGTGGGCTGAGCAAATCGGCGCGTCGGTCTTGCCGGATTTCGGATTAGATCCGGCGCGGTACCGACTCTTTTTTGATGTTTCCGATGTCACGTGGCTGGCCGATGACGTGGCCGCGACCGAAGAGCGGATCCGCGAGAACTGGAAGGCTGGCGCTTATGACCGGTTCCGATACAAGGAGCTGCTCGGTGAGACGCCGCTACCGGCTGACAAGGGCATTTTCTACGTCGATATGCTGGCAGGGCCCACGGCGGCAACACCGGCCACGCCACCTACCAAGATGCTACGACGGGGCAGCACTAGCGCCATGCTGGTTAAGCGCTCGAAGCGGCCGGCGACCAAAGACCGCACCGGCGATACGGTGATCGCTAACCGGTTCCAGCCTGAGCACGACCGCCTGGTCAAAGAGGCCGCGGATAAGTGCCACGCGCTGGCGATTCGGTTTGGTCAGGGTGAGATCACCCGCGAAGAGTTTCTGATTGCCTATGACAGTGTGATCGCACTGTATCACGGGAAGGCTTATCGGCTCGGGTTCGCGCTATCGGGCTCTGATGTCACTGATTCCGAGGTTCGCGCCCACGCCCGCCAGATCGCCGATATTGAATCGGAGTTCATCCAGGGGTTTGCCGACGCGATCGAGATCGGTGACTACAACGGCGACGAAGACTTGTTCAACGCGGAATCAGCCGGACTGAGAAACCGGGCCGGTCTCTATGGCAAGAAGGTCTCAAGCTCGGCGTCAGCGGGGTTCGTTGATGGATCCAGCGATAGCGCGACGTTTGACTGGCAGCTGGGAGGCACCGAGGACAACTGCGCGGATTGCCCCGAGCTTGCCGCCGCCGGAAGTTTTACGAAGGATGAACTCATCACGACCCCTCGCGCGGGGGATACGCCGTGCAAAGGGAATTGCAAGTGCCGGCTGGTCAGGAATGACGGTCAAGAGGGCTTCGGGCCACCAATCTAATGAAACAGCTACAACGAGAACTCAGAGCGAAAGGGAGCAACCTCGCCGAGAATCGAATCCGCGTAATTGCGTCTTCGACGGGCAACCCTGACCGGTCGGGTGACGTGATCATGCCGGGCGCTTTCAAGTCGGCAGTGCTCAAGGACGCCGTGATGCACGGTTGGCTCGACGTGGGGCATTCTTGGGATGGAAACCCGGCGGGATTCTTCCACGACGTCAAGATGGTAGGCGATGAGCTGATCATCGAGGCTGAGTTCCATACCACAGAGAAGGGCCAGACCGCCCGCACGGTGGCAAATGAGCGCCTGGCTAACGGCAAATCGCTAAGTGTCTCGATCGGATTCTGGCCGGATTACGATTCGGTCAAGTATTTTGACAAGGGCGCTGACCTGATCAAGTGGGCCGAAGATAACGGCTACGACCCAGTGCTACTCGACACCGCTGCGATCAAGAAGCTGAGCTGGTGCCGAGCGATTCCGACCGTAAAGCAGCTGAGCGAAGTTTCGAGCTGCAACCTCGGCCAGAACCCGCGTGCCATGGCGATTGAGGCCAAACAATTTCTATCTGAATCCGATGAGCCCGAAGATGATGACGCGCCTGGCGTCTCGCTGGCGGCTCACCTCGATACCGCGCTTGCTGCGGTTAAGAGGGCAAATACCACGGCCGAGCTTCGCGCTCAGGACCGTGGCCGCGTCCTTTCTGCCTCTCGACGGGCTCAGCTTGAAGCTATCCACGCGGAAGTATCCGCCGTGCTTGCCAGCTTTGAAGCGCCCATTGAAAAGGCCACGACCGGGCTGCCTGCGCACATGAAAATTGCCGCGCTCAAAGCCATTTCAGGACTATGAAAGAAACCCTAGAAAAGAAACTCAAGGGCCTCATTGATCAAATCAACACGATTGAGGCGAAAGGTGAGCAAGCCACCGACGAAGATTTCGCGGCATACAAATCCGCGACCGACGAAATTAAGCAGGTTCGATCTCAGCTTGAGACCGTAGCCAGCGGCGAGGAATTGAAGGCATGGGCCAATCAGGAGCGACCAAACCCGGCCGTTTCCGCTAAAAGAGCGAGCTTCGACAATTCTTCTTCGGCTGGATCCGTTTTGATCACTCGAAACGAGGACGGCAGCGGATCGGTTGAAGACGACGGGCACCTGCCGGATCGCACCGCAAAAGCCATTCGGGAAGCGACCTACAAGAACGCTCTTCGCGCCTACATGAAGGGCAAGGAAGACGTTGCCGACCTCAAGGCATTGAGTGAAGGCACCGACACCCTCGGCGGCTACCTGGTACCGCCCGACTTCATGGAAGAGATCATCAAGCGCCGCCCGCAAGAGGCAACGCTGATGAGCTCTGTTCGCGTGATCCCGACGATTCGCGATCGAGTCGTGTGGCCTCGAGTGGATTACACCACCGATGACATCTACGATTCGCCCCTTCGAATCCAGTGGCCGGGTGAAGGTGGCAGCACCGCCGCCGAGCAGGACATCAACTGGGGTCAGACCCAGATCGACGTCTACACTGGTCTGTACCAGATCGAAGTGAGCCGCGACTTGCTCGAGGACACTCCTCAGGCACTTGAAACCGTGCTGACTTCGCTCGGTCGAACCGCCTACGATCTCGGCATGGAAAACGTGATTCTGACCGGTAACGGCGTTGGCCGCCCGTACGGAATTCTGTTCAACGCCGGCGGCGCTCTCCAGCCCCCGACCGTCAACATCGGCAACCCGGTGACTCACACCGCTCTGGTCAACCTTGTGCTCGGACTTCCGCCGCAGTACCAGGCCAACGCATCGGCATTGATGAACTCTGTCGCGATGGCCACTTACGGCCAGATCGTTGATGGTTCTGGCGCGCTGGTCATGGGTCTTGTCACTCGCGACTCAGCTCTCGCCGACCGCCGAACCATGGCGCTGCTCGGATTCCCGATCAACGTCTCGGCGTTCATGCCAAGCCCCGGATCTGCTAACCAGACCATCGTCTTCGGAGATTTCCAGGAAGCGTACACCCTTGTTAACCGCAAGGTGCTTTCCGTGGAAACCTACGGACAGGGCGACAAGGAAATGGTCAAGGCTAACCGAGTCGGCTATAACTTCCGGTTCCGTGCCGGTGGCGCGATTACTCAGGGCCGAGCGCTCCGAGTTGGAGTTCAAAGCTAATGCACAACCTCACCCCTCGCTCCTACACCTACATCCTGTCGGGAACCGTCGCCGCTGGTACCGATGGTTCGTTTCAGAACCTGACCGAAATCGACACTCGCGGCTACGACGGACTGCGCGTGACGTTCCTCATCGGGACCGTCACCGCAACCGGCGTGATCACCTGCCGCGCCAAGAACTCGGACACGTCCGGTACTTATGGCTCGGGCACGATCGACCGCGTGGCTCAGGTGACCAACTCGGCGGCCGGCGCTGGATCGGATCTTCCGATCATTCTAGATCTCTCGGCACTTCAGCGCCGATACGTTCAGATCAGCTACCAGCGAACCGTCGCCAACGTGGTTATCACCGGCGTTTTGGTCGAGCTGTATAACCCGGTCAATGCACCGGTGACCCAGATCGCCAACTCGGCAAACACGGTGGTTGCCAGCCCGACCCCTTCGGCTACCTAACGGTTAGCCCACGAGAACTAACCCGGGGCGTTATGCGCGCTCCGGGTCTTAAAACCAATGCGAATTTTAGGAAAAGACAATGGACTGCATCTGGTCGAAGTCGATGGCGAGATCAAGCGACTGACCGACGAAGAACTGGCCAAGATTCAGGACGTAAAGCCCAAAGCTAAAGCCAAGGCCGAGGACAAGTAGCACCCCATGCCCGTAGATTCCACCGCTCTGCAGACTTACCTGTCATCGATCGGCGTTTCTACGGTCGTGACCGCTCAACTCACCTCGTACGTGACCACCGCGTACGAGGCTTTCTACGCTGCCACCGGCCGAAAGGCGATCACCAGCGCCAGCACCACGGTTAAGCGTTACACCTTGCCTCAAAACCAGGGGCGAGACGTGATTTTGCCCATTGACGACGTGTTCACGACGCCGATCGTTATCAGTGGCATCACCGCGACCAGCTCCGGCACGACGCTGACCTACGGCACCGATTACGACTATTTGCCAGAGAATGCGATCGTTGATAGCAGGCCGGTCGAGGCAATCAAGTTTCTTCGTTACATTGACTTTGGAACTCGAGCGATCAGCGTAGAAGGGAAGCTAGGCCTAGCATCAAGCGAACCCGCCGACATCACGCAAGGAATTCTAGCCAAGGCCGCCGCGCTCTACCTTCGCGCCAACAGTGGCCTATCGGGCATGGTCAGCGAGAAAAAGCAGGGTGACCGAACGATTAAGTACGAGACCAGTGGCGGAAACGACACTGTTTCGCGGCTAGAAGCTGACTTCGATGCCCTCTGCCGGCGACGATTGAAGATGCCCTACGTATGAGCTGGACTTACCCGAACTCAGTCACGGTTTACGCTTACGCTCAGGCTGTTGACGGGTCAAAGGTTGCACAGGTGCCGACCGTCGCCGCGTCTGGCACCACGGTCTACTGCGATGTCCAGGGCAAGAAGCCGTCGTCGGTCTACGCTGACTACGGCCTAGACCTGAAAGAACCCGCGTTTCTTTACTGCGCACTTTCGGATCTTGCCACCTTCAAGCCGAGCTACCGAGTGGTGCAAGGCTCGAATCAATACAGCGTGGTGAACGCGATTCCCCGCGACGATGGCGATTCGGATCTGGCTTATGGCCTGGTGATCCTTGAGGGAGTGACCTACTAATGTCGACTTTTGTCGCCAAGACGATTCGGGGCGTGATCCAGACCCGGATCCTCAGCGCCTGGCCGACCGTGACCGCGATCTATCCCGGGCCGCCTGAGGAATATCCGGAGAACACGCACGCACTACCGATGGCGTTCATCATCACCAACTCGGTGGAAAAAGTGCCCTCGGCGATCCGTTCCTGGCGCGGACGCTACTCGTTTACGATCATCGGCCGGTTTGCCATGCCATCAAGCGGGGTCTACCAGGACGCGCAGGAAGACCGGGCCAACGAGCTGTACGCCGCGATGATTACGGGCTCGCAGTTCGGCACGATCGGCGATTTGCACGACATCACGGGAGTTTCCTACACCCTGCTTTCCGCCCGGGAAGAAAAGGCGTACGAAGTCACGATCGATTTCTACTGCGAGTCGGAGCAGTCACGAGTCTAATGGGCATCTATACTAGCCCGGCGGCCTTGATGGTGGCGCAAAAGCAACGATTCGCGGGCGTCAAGCTGACCCAGACCTCAATGCACCGGCTTGCGGTCCAGGGTGGCCAGGAAGACCACCGGGATTACACCGGGGGCTCGGTCAAGACCCGGGAGCTGCGCGCGATGGGCCATCCGTTCGGGCGCAGCGGGGGTCAGGGCACAAATACCGGCGGGCGTGGCATCGTGCGCAACGTCGGACGGTTCAAGGGGGCGGGAGCGCAGACCGTGACCAGTGGCTACCGGTCGAAATCGGGTCAGTACCTGTTTAAGATCAAGAGCCAGTCGGCGGTATCGGGCCGGGGCAAGATCAGCCCGCTACCGATCAACCGCCAGACCGGGCTCATGCAGTCGAGTTTAGTCACCACGGGACCGAGCGGGGCGAACCAGACGTACCGGGTGGGCTTTGTCGCCCCTTACGCCAAGTACGTTTTGTCGCCGTACGGAACCCGAAAGATGGTGGCGCGGGGATTTTATTCGAAGGGAAATTCGGTCGGTGGGCTTGGCGTGATCGCAAAGATGCACCGGGCGCGCAATCGAGGTTTGATTTTGGCCGTCAGGGCCGCAGGAAGGAAACAGTAAATGGCATTGAAACAGCAGGCAGCGGATATTGGGACGCTTTCGATCGCGAGCATTTCGTTGCTTGCCGATTTTGAAGGGGTCACGTACACGGTCAAAGAGACCCAGGTCGATGGTTCGTCGATGGTGGCAACTGGCAAGTCGTATACCGGCACCAAGCTCGGCGGGACGCTTGATATTCCGGTTCTCTCGACTCAGAGCACGCCCGACCGCGTGACTCACCTCAACCTCACGGTGCTGACCGTTGGCGGGACTTCCTATCTAGCGGACGTGCTGAGCCTCAAGCTAACGCTGACGCCGAACCAGGTCAAGCAACCTTCAAGCGGGTCTTGGTGGCAGACGGTCCAGAACACCAAGATGGACATCTCCGGAAGCGTGGATATTTCGCTCCCGGCGGGTAGCAACTATGCTCACGACTTGTTGACCCTGGCCCACAGCGCGACGGGCAGCAGCCGTAACCTCGTGCTGAGCTTCACCCTCAACGCGGTGACTATTACGGTTCCGCTGCGACTCGAATCGGCGCAGCTGAAAGCCGAGCGCGACGGACTGCAGATGATGACGCTGAACCTAAGCTGCCACGCGCCACTATCGGGCACGTTCCCGACGGCGCCGACCGGCACGAGCTCGCTGCTGGAGAAAGCGTTCAACTCGTGGGCGGCAGAGTTTGCTTTTGCATTCAACACCAGCGCGACGGCGGCTCGAGGCGCGGCGATCAGCGGGAATTGCATCTTTGGCCCGACCACGATCGAGGTCACGGATGAAGGGCTCGCGAAGACCACGTACCAGTTTCACACGACCGGCACCGTTACCGAGGTGGCAACAACCTAATGGAAAGACACGAACGAATCGTCGAGAGCGACCCGCTGGCCGGGTTCACCGTTACCGATCAGGAAGCCGATGCGAAAGACGTCGCGGTACCGGCCGAGACAAAAGACGTCAAGAAACCAGCGGAGCGAAAGGCGGTTAAGCCT